GTACTGCTAGAACATCATCAAACTGACCGCGTGCTTCTCCGTCTAGGGATGAACGCATTGCAACGCGGGCTAAACATTTACCAATGGCATTAGGTAGGTTTAATAAAACTAAGTTGTTACGATCTGGGACGTAGATTAAGTCTTGGTCCTTATCGTGGTAACGAATCATTGTGATATAAGGAGAGCTATTTGCATAGTTCCTGTTTGTAATAATTTGATTATAGAACTCTGGATACTGCATTGCTAGAGTCTCTGCATCGGTATTCATTACTTGAGTAATTGAGATACAGCGACCAAAGCGGTCCATCTCAGGATAGACACCAAAAGGATTTAATAGACGGATTCTAGGATTGTTTGTTTCATAATCCATCTCTACCATTGCTGGTAGCATTCCATAAGTATTAAACCAATCAGCACCCTGATACATCTGAATCTGTAACTCTGAGCCTGATACGAAGTAGTTTGCAATACGAGTTCTAGTATCTGCTGCTTTGCGTGCAGAGTCTGAAACCATATTGGTAGCAGCGCAGTTAAATGATGGTAGTGGTGCCATTACCTCTGCTAGGTCGCGTGCAGCTACATCTACAAAGTTAGCAACCAGAGGCTTTGGGTACTCCTCAGAGAACATAGCAGGATAGACCTTGCTTATATCTCCTTGGCGCACAGATAGCACGTCACGCATACGCTGATCACGCGCTGAGTACTTAGTCTGTAACCGTGATACCTTAGCAATAACCTCTTTGGTTGTAAGCATTTATCCTTACTTCTTTTTCTTAAGTTTAATTACTGGCTTCTTCTTAAAGCCTGGTAGTTTAACGTCTGTATCTCCAGGATACTTTTTGTTCTTAGAAGGCACTTTCTTCTTCTTAGTAATAAAATCATCAAGCGTTGGCTTCTTTGGCATTACTTCTTCTTGCCCATCTTCTTAGTAGTAGCTTTCTTCTTAGCCAACTTAGCGGCCTTCTTACCTTTTGGCGTATATGGGAATTCCATTTTTCCTACTTTTGGCATAATTGCTCCTTAGATGAATTGACGTTGTTGTTCTGCTAACAGCTCGTCTATGTTTACTACTAGACGCTTGCCTCGTTCATAGCGAGACAAAAATGGATTCTTTAGATGGTGTGTGGTATGTATTCCGTTATTAAGCCATTCTCTAGCTTTAATCTCACAGAACCATAGAGCCATCACCATATCGGTCTTACCCTTAGTAGTGGGTGACCAGGTAATAAGTTGTTCTATTAAAGCCTTTACATTCTCGGTTTGATCTGATGGGAGATGAATAATGTTATCTCTGTGGTGTTTACCATCTTGTTGCTTAGTTCCAAACAGGGTTGACATAGAAGCTACACCAAAGCCTGCATCCCATTTGTTATTACCAGTATGATGTTCTCTAAGTACTGTTCCCTTAGATGCTAGGAACTGTCTGATACCTTCATCCTGAGTTAAGAAAGACTGGAAAGCGTTACGCTCTACAACCCATTCAGCAGGAGCATAGACGTTGGTCCAATCAATAATCAACTGTCTAATCTGAGCAGGTGTTGGTCTAGTAATCTTGATAGCATCTACAATGTAGCGTTTATGAGTGACACGATCTACGCCGTAGCAGATAGCGGCAGTATCACCAACCATTGCAGGGTCTAGTCCACATACAAAAGAAAAACCAGTTAAATCTTTAGGATGGCCTGGGGCTCCCATCTGGAGCCTACCTGATTTACGCATACCATCAATAGAACCCTTTACACAAACAGGGTCAAAGGTGGCATCATCTGAAACATCTTGCTGCTGATAAACTAAAGCCCAAGTCTGAGCATCCATAGCTTGACGTTCTGCATAAAGATGCTTACCGTTCCAGCGAGGATATAAACCTTCTTCTGTCTTATCGGCATCGCCTTGTCCATCAAAGGGTTGGTCTGAGTTAGGCCAGAGAGTTACCCACTTGGTGGGGTCCTCATTGGTTTCAAGTAAAGCTGGCATTGCCAGATATGTCCAAGGGACCAGACCACCAGGGTATCTATCAGGAGAGCGTAGTTCTTTGTATAAGTCTACAGAGGCAACGCGGGTTCCGATAACAATTAACTTACCAGTAGGGTTAAGACGGGATCTAACATCTTGGGTAAGCCATCTAATTTGCTTTTCAAATTCATTTGCATTCTTTAAGGTAACAGCATCATCAACAATAATCATATCGGCACGCTTACCGTATATCTGACCGCCGATACCTACAGCTTCTAGGTTTGGGTCCTTTTCAGATGATTCTCTGAGTTCATCACCGAAGGTGACTCTAGTGGTAGTCCAGGTAGCAGACTTAGAGTTAAAGCCGACACCAGCAGCATAGGCCTGCTGTAGGGTCTCATACATAGGATGGGTAAGGCGCTGCTTGATAGCATATAGGAAGTCTGCTGCAAGTTGCTGAGTCTGGGATACTATCAAGACTCTAAAGTTAGGATTCTGGACTATCTTCCAAGTTACATAATCTACGGTAATCGTAATTGACTTGGCGTGGTTCGGAGGGATGTTGATAAGGATACGGTTATCTGCAATACCCTTTTCAAACTTCATAGCGGGATGGTGCCAAGAGGGCTCACGCCCTTCTATAACATCTGCCAGGTTCTGCTGGTGAGGAAAGGTAGTCTGATGAAGGAACTTCTGGCGGAACTCGGCGAAGCCGAGGTCGTGGACATCGGTAGCTGCAAAGTTCTTGGAACGAAGTCCTAGGCGGGTTCTATCAACTTTATCTGCGAAGACCTTATCGGATCTACGGTAGTATTCATAAGTCTTCATAGACTTACCAGCTTCACCGCAAGCCGTCTCTATAGTCATACCTTCTGCTACAGCGTTAAGGATTACCCTCTTAGCTATATCAGCAGTGTTATTAGAAATAGCAGGCTCCTAAATTATAGATAGATTACACCCAACTAAATGAGGCGACTTGCGCCTCGTCATCGGGCTTGGCGCCCGAACGAGTCACAACGAAGTGAGGGGTAAGTCCGCTACAGCCCTTAGACGGGCGTAGCGTGAGCGTAGCCCGCAGTAAGCTACAAGTAGCCCGCTTACTGCTCCTATACTGTATTAGGCGGGAAAAAATAGTCATTTCCCGCTTTCTTTCTAAAAATCTTTATTTTGTGGTAAACATCACAATTAAATACGGACAAACTAGGACACTAGATGATCAAGGTTCACTTTAGGAAAAAAACTTTGTTGGGGAGTACAGTCACCCACGCACGCGCATTTATCACCTAGGGTCGGTCTTTTTTACGCGTGAATACTTGCGTGGGATAGTGCTAGGCGTGGGGAATAGTGGGGAATAGTGGAGAGTATTGGAGGGAGGGCTACCGCTCTGGCGCCCCCTCCCCCTAATAATTATCTGAGCCCTAGTTAATAAACCGCTAACCGATAGCCTTACCCGATAGCTCTACCCTCTCCCGCTATCTATCCCGCGCCACTAGATCACGCCACTATTACCGACAAGCTATCAACCCTCAACCTATACTAGAGCCTTACACTTTCAAGGCTTAGAGCTGGCGCGATCCGATAAGACACGCTGGAAAGATTTATTCTCTAAACCCTTGCGAGATAGATTAGCCTCGTATAACATACTCTTATGAGCTCAGATCGGGCTCACTTGAAAGGATAAAGAAATGGCAAGATCTAAAGAAGAGAAGAAATTATTTATAGATAACCTACGCGCTAGCGCTAAAGAGCTTGGCGCAACTAACCCGACAATTCCAAGCAATTTAGCCTCCAGCTATTCTCCTCAGAATTGCTTGATGATCCTCTTCCAGCGCCCTAGCGCTACCCAATGCGCGGGCTTTCACGCTTGGCGCGAGGCTGGAAGATCTATCCGCAAGGGGGCCAAGGGTATCGCTATCCTTGTCCCGCTTGGCGTGCGTGTTGATGATCTTGGAGAAGAGAGCCCTATCTTCTCTTGGCGGTATGTCTATGATATAGCAGACACGCAAGAGCTCACTAGCGAGAGCCCACGCCTAGCGCGTGAGCTAGTAGGTGCGTAATGCCTAAAGCAACGCTGGTTAGAATAGTAAAGCAAGGTGAAGAGATTATTAACGCGGAGATTACTCTCACGCAGCAAAAGAAGATCCTCGCAGCTTGGAAAGAGTTAGAGAAATACGGGATCGGGTTCAACACTAAAGAGGAGGCGAGCGCGTGAGCGAGTTAGATCTAAGAGTGGCTTATAGTGTAAGGCTTAATGGTAAGGGTAGAGGATCGCTTGAATACCTAGCACCTATGAGCGCGGGCGATCTAATCGCCTCCCTAGCTGGAGAGCTCTTAGTAGATCCCGCCCTATTGCTTGAAATAGTGAGAGAGGATCAAGACGCGCTTAGGGCAATTAGATCCTATGGCGCGGGAGATCTTACTTATTCGCAAGTAATAGACACGCTTAGAGAGCTAGTTTAGATACTGCCTACCCTCTAAGGGTTATGCTATCCTTGGAGGGTAGGGAGGGGCTAATCTCTCCAATGATGAAAGGATAAGAAAGTGGAAAAGAAAATAAATCGCTCTTTATTTATTGAGGGGCGCGAGTGGTTTGATAGAGTAAATGGCAATTCTTACTTCTCCGCCCGTTTATGGGTAGATGGCGGGCAAGTGGCAATTCTAACCTTTCAATATGGTTATGGAGATCAATATTTATATGAGGCTCAGAAGAAGCTCTTAGAGCTGGGCTACCTACCGCAAGAGGGAAAGAATAGGGGCTTATGGTCTATCGCGCAAGAGTTAGGCATAGACTTTTATTCCTCCAAGTCTAGTGCTAAGAAGTCTGAAATGTTCAAGAAGTATCCCAACTATGAGGAGAGAGTAGCCTAATGTCTGCATATATGGTTAATGAGGACACGCTAGACCTATTGGCTAGCGTGGCAGGGTGGAGGCGTGAGGGTCTTTGGGTGTATATGTCCGAGGATATTCTGCCACCTAGAGGAGAAATTCAGTTTGAAAGAGGAGGCAATTCCTACAAGGACACCGCCTCTAGCTTAATCAAGGAGGAGCTACGCCTAGAGAATATGGCGAGCCTATGGGCTCGCTATCCTAAAGACGCTAACCTATTTTGGGAGGGTAGAGAGCCTCAAGCGTTTAAGCGTATTTATGATGATCAGGCTACTATTGCTCAAGCTCTAGGCGCTTTGGCTTGCTTTGAGTATCAAGCCTGCGAGAGTGAGAATTGGGAGAGCTCTTTCGCTTTCGCTCTATGTAAGGCGATCCGCAAGGCTCTTTGCTCTAAAATATCGGGCGATAGTTGGGAATATGAAAGACCAGCAGGACAAGCCGAGCGCGTATCCCTTACCGATATGATGAGGGGGAACGCGTGAGCCATAACCTTACTGAGTGCGACAATAGCTCAACCGCCTATTTTGATGAGTGCGAGGAGTGCGGAGAGCTATCCGCGTGTATCTGCTTAGGCTCCCTAGTTGATGAGTGGGAGATAAATAAGATAGGCAAGGAGGGCGAGAGCTTTGCCTATCGCTACCAATTCAAAGAGAAGGCGGGCGATCTAGTTGCCCGCTTTGGCTATGCCTCCACCTACCGCGAGGCTATGGACAATATCGCCCACTCGGTAAAGTGTAAGGAGGCGGGAAAGTGAGAGATATCTTTGAGCTATCTTTCAGGTGGCAAGACGGATTTATTCAAGTCTTAATCTATGCCCTAGTAATCTATCTAGGGCTAGTAATCATAAGCAAGATAACCGATAAGAGGGAGAGAGGGAGATAATGAATATAAACCTAATAGAGCATAACGATACCGCGTGGGTGAGAGATGTTGAGATTACCTATGAAGGTAAAACCTACCTAATAAAGTTTGGGTGGGAGGAGAATTACGGATATAAAATTACGCAAGGGTGGAGCGATTTGCCTGATAGCTTGCGTAATCAATACGAAAGTCAATATGACCTAGCAAGTGAGTTAGATGAGGCTACCTATGCTAAGGCATACAACAAGGAGGAAGCTAATGTCTAAGATGAAAGAGTATCTATTAGACCAATACGAGCAGGAGATAACGCCAGAGATAGATGACCTAATCAAGATGAAAGAGGAGGAGGAAGGTAATGAATAAAGAATACTATCAAGCTAAGGCAGACCTATGCCGCAACCTTGCCATAAAGCAAATGGTGGAGGGAGAGGCTGGCGAGGCAGGTAAGAACCTAGTTCGTATGGTCAATGCCCTAAATCAAATCAACTTAATCAACTACAAGGAGGAGAAAGACAATGAACGACTACACAATAACGCTGGTCTATGATCTATTAAATATCACAACAGTTATCTATGCTGATGATGAGGAGCAGGCTAAGCGATACGCTTTACAGAAGCTAGATGAGAACGGGATAAATCTAGGAGAGCCAATGGAATATCAACTAGAACTAGAAGGGACTTTCGCGGTATGAAACCTGTTAAGTTCTATGAGATAACAGAGAAGGAGGGCCAAGACGCGGTGTGGGGTGGCGCTAGTGCTACCGAAGCGGTGGAGTGGTTCAGAAGGGGGCTAGATAGGAGGGTCTTTGTATCTATTTGGAACGAGGAAGATCCCGAAGAGCCTGTTTTGATGGTTGATAAAATTGAGGTTAGCACCTTGCTCTTAGCTACCATAGTAAGTGAGAGGGAGAAGGCGTGATATTTCTAGGCGTAATAGTGGCTACCATAATTGCCTACCTGCTCATAGTATGGGAGGATAAGCTCAATGAAAACGATAGATAAACGCAGAGCCTACTCTGAAAAGAGAGCAGTATGGCTACGCAACTACCAGAGGGCGAGAGCGAGGGCTCTAACACGCCTTGCTCAGCAGTATCCCGACCAATACAAGGAACTACTTGAGCAGGAGAGGTTAGCTGATGAGAGTATGGCAAAGACGTGGCTGGACATTACTGGCGCTACCAGTATTAGCTCTAGTCTTGGTGTTCTTACAGATAGAAACAACGACACACTTGGATCCGAGCAAGCCAACGGAAATGAGCAGAACGAAGGCAACTTGGGAGGAGAAGCGTGAGAACAGAAAACTGGCAAAGCAATACGCGTGGGTTGCGTTTGGTTGGAGAGGAAGAGAGTGGGAGTGCCTCCACTTTCTTTGGACCCGTGAGAGCAGGTTTGACCACCTCGCAACCAACCAGCAAGGAAGCTCAGCTTTCGGAATTGCTCAGCTCCTTGGAGAGAGAAGTAGAGAACCTGCGATCCAGATACTTAGAGGTCTTAAATATATTGACGGACGTTATGGCTCACCTTGTAAGGCTAAACAGTTTGCTATTAAACACGGATACTACTAAACTAGAGGACAGCTAAGGGTTATTTATCCTTTCACTTAGCGTAAGAGGCCCCGCAGACCAAGAGTGCTAACTGCGGGGCTTTCTTATTTATCGGTGGAGTAGAAACCCTTACCCTTAAAGTGAGAGGGAGGGGACTCCCACCTTCGGTTCAATGTCGAGGAACATTGAGGGCAGTCATACTCCACTTCGATATCGTGGATGCTGCGGAGAACAAGGAGGATGTTTCCGCAGGCTGGACATTCATATTCGTATCTCATTTGATAACTACTAACGCAGAAGGAAAGGGCGCAGAGTTCTTTTGATTACCAAACTTCAAGCGACCTTTAATAAATCTAATCTCGTGCTGGATACAGTAGTTATGCCACCAGTTAGTATCAGTTCTAGCAGGAACAAGGCATACAACAGTAGCTCCGTGCTTGGCTTCATCATTAGCCTTCTTCATCCACTCACCGATAGTCCTGCCATAGGGAGGGTTGAGCCATACAACACCACTACCAGAATCTAGTGACCAGCAACAAGTAAAGGCATCTTGCCTAGTATTCTCAGGATGATCTGGTCCATACCAGTTATCAGGGACAAGGGTTGATGAGGCAAGTGCAGCAGCGTCAAGGGTAAAGTTAAACTCTTTCGCTAAGTTATTATAGAAATCTCTAGGTGTGCTCCAAGTATCATCGTTAGATGTCTTGAAGGTATCAGTTTTATAGAAGCCTTCGGTCATAGCGGTAAGGCATAGTCTAGGTGGAGGAAACCGACAAGTTTCATAATCTTTCTAGTATCAGCAAACTCTGTAGTAATTGGCATCCACTTCTCAGACCAGCTTGGCTCTGGAACCCTTGATAAATCAAAGGCATAGACACCCTCTGGTGTGGAGTTAATGTAGTAAGGAGTTAGACTTCCTGCCTCGTTCATAAGTCTGCGATACTTCTTCTGTTCTATTAGTAAATCTGGATAGTGTGTATGCCTACACTTGAGTTCAATGTATAGATTCTTTTCAATAGTAGTGCAGTCAAAGTGGTCGAAAGTCCCTTCGGATTTCTCAAGGTCGGGGAAGTGTTTGTCTTTTAGATAATCGAAGAGCTCGGCTTCTATCAAGATAAGAACCGCCATATCTGTCTGCCTAAATACTCTGTATAAGCAGGAGGTATGGCCTCAACTAACTCTCCCCAAATCATCCAGTCAATTCCCATAGCAACACGAGCTTGCTCTATAGACTCAGCAGTTTTACCACCTTTAGGTATCTCATCCTTCATAGATCCATAGATACCGACAGGTCTGCCTTGTTTTTTATGGTCGCATATAGATCCAACGATAGGTAAATTAGATTCAAATAGCCTGTGTCTTCTAACCTTCAACCCAAAAGATGAGCCACATAATTGAATAGGATTGATAAGAGGTGCGCCAGGAACATTCTCTATTACATACGGAACACCAGATTCTTTAAGTAATTTACGGGTTGGCTCCAGTAAATCTACCTTATCTGTTGATTTACCTTGAGCGTTTCGTAAGTTCTTTGTGATGCTAAAAGTCTGGCAAGGTGGAGATGCGTGGATAAAATCATATCCTCGTAGCATATCTACATCTAATGTATTAAAATCTAATTTATGATAGGTAAAAGGATAACGTTTGCCGTGCTTAATATCTATACCTTCAACGTCAAATCCTGCTTGGTGATAACCTGTTGAAGCACCACCAGCACCACAAAAAATATCAAGTAATCTCATTGGTATGGACTTTCTCCACCCAAGTTATTCTGTAGCTTACGCAAAGAGCTCTGACATCTACGATCAGCAGTAGATACAGCGCAACCTAGATACTCTGCCATAGCCTCAAGGGTGAGGCTCTCGTGGTATCTCTTGATAAGAATATCTTTATCTGTTATCTCTAGTTTTAGATAAGCCTTCTTTATATCTATCAGAGTAGCAAGTAGGTTGCCACCTTCTGCTGGAGCTGACTGCTTAC